ACAGAGTTCGGTGGAGAAAGAGCAGCAGTTGGTTTGCTTGCTTCAGGTGACTGGGTGTCATGGGAGCCAAACGACCCTACGGTTCTTGCTCAGGTAGTTGTTGTAGAAGACCAGTTCGCGGTTGTCCGAGTCTTTGAGTTTGAGTATGGAGTATTTAGTGCAACTGACAAGCTAATGGTCATAAATGTTTTTAGTATTGAGAAGATGCAAAGACCAGAGCGTATTGCGGTTGAAGAAGAAGATGAACCAGATGCCTCAGATTCGGTTGAAGACATGGGCGATGAAGTTATGCCTGACGAGCAGTTTATGAGTCGTGCAAGACCAGACGAACTAGAAGTCGGTGACTTTGTTTCTTGGCGTGCATCAGGTGGTAGAGCAAGGGGCAGGATTACAAAGATTGTCCGTGACGGGGACCTAAGCGCCCCTAAGAAGGACTTTATTATTACTGGAACACCAGATGATCCAGCAGCCTTGATTCGTATTTACGAGCAAACCGCAGACGGCTGGAGAGATACTCCAGTGCTTGTTGTACACAGATTTACTACGCTTACAAAGATTGACGAGCTTCGGTCAGAGCAGAGAGACTTGCCTGAGAATTACAGACCAGCTTTAGCAGAAGATGTGCCAGAAGGCCGTGCCTGTGGAAACTGCTTCTTCTTCAATGAGGAAAGACAGAACGAAGACGGCACTAAAGCATGGTGCGAGAAGTGGGAAGACTTTGTAGACGGTGGCTATTACTGCAACGCTTGGCAACCAGACGAGGAAGCTCGCGCTATAAACCAGAAGGCCCCTGCTTACATGAGAGCTGCTGCTCGCCGTGGACTAGAGCTATACGAAGAAGGATTCGGTGGAGCTGGGCTTACGCAAAAGACAATTCGTGAAGCACGCTTGATGGCACAAGGTCAGGTATCTGATGACAAGTGGGTACGGCTTGGCGCATGGATAGCCCGACACATGCCAGACCTTGACGCACCGAAGAACTCCAACAGGAATGACCCTGAGTATCCAGGACCAGGATTGGTAGCTCACTTGCTTTGGGGATCAGGACCAACCAAAAGAGCTGCTGAGCGTGCAATGAGCTACGCTAACGGCGTTGTTGCTAGAATTGAAGCACAGGAAAGAACTATGACTGACACTACTGAAAAGCTAAACCGTTGGGCGGATGTAGCTCGCGCAATCCAGAAAAAGATTGACGGTGAGTCAAACACCAGAGAACCAGAAATCCGAACTACTAATACACAGTTTGAGATTCGGTCAGAAGATGACGGCATGACCTTTACTGGTTACGCATCTGTGTTCAATAGCTCCTCAGAAGACCTAGGTGGTTTCCGTGAGTTTGTTGCTCCTGGAGCTTTCAAGCGCTCGCTACAGTCTCGCAACGAAATCAAGCTTCTCTGGAACCATGACACTAACGAGCCGCTTGCTTCGGTCCGCGGTGGAAGCCTAGAGCTTACCGAAGACCGATACGGACTAAAGGTAAAAGCCAGACTGCCTAAGACAACTCGTGGGCGCGATGTTGCAGAGCTTCTGCGTTCAAAAGTAATTGACTCTATGAGCTTTGGTTTCAATGTCATCAAAGACTCTTGGTCTGAGAATGGTTCGGTTAGAACCTTAGAGTCCGTTAGATTGCACGAAGTAAGTATCGTGACCTTCCCTGCTTATTCAGCTACCACTGCTACTGTTAGGTCTATGCAACCCACTATTGACGCAGACGAACTTGCCAACGCGCTTCTAAAGCTAGAGTCAGGTGAAGACTTGGATGAAAAGTCAGCTACTCTGATTACAGATGTCGTTGGCAAGCTAAGACAGCAGCCTGAAGCTGAGGTCGGCGCTGAAGATAACGGTCTTGCGTTGCTGGACCTAAAGAAGAAACAACTTGACCTGCTACTGAAAAGGATCTAAATGGCTACCAAACAAGAAATCAAAGACGCTATTCTAAAGGCGGCTGGCAACCCATCAGTAGGCGTTATCGCTGAGATGGCAGACGAGTTTGCCGATGCTGTAGTTGCCCTAGAAGAAAAGTCTTCGACACCTGCTAAAGAAGTCAGGGTTGTCGAACCTAAAGAAATCAGGTAAACTGATTTCCTGCCCCTCACCAAGTATTCCCTTCCTTGGTGGGGGGCCTTTTCTTTTACCGTGTTTTTTCCAACTAATAGACTTGTCATAGCAGTTGAGTGTTAGCACCGCTGTATCTGTTGAGTGTTAGCACCGCAGGAATCCCCTACCAACAACTATTCAAGGAGACTAAATGTCTGAATTTGTAAAGTCTCAGGTAGAAGTTCGCAACAACTTGATTGCTCAGGCACGCGAGGTCCTAGACCTAGCTACCGCCGAGAGCCGCGGACTATCTTCTGAGGAAAGCGAAAAGATTGCTCGCATTGAGGCTGACATTGACCAGCGCGATGCAGCGATTGACACCGCACGCAAGCTAACCGAGCGCGAGAACCGTGCTTACGAAGCTGCTGCAACACTAAACACAACCGTTGAGGAAAGCCGTAAGTCAGAGTCTGACATTCTGCGCTCAATCGCTATGGGAGAAATCCGTGGCGGTCACGAGTTCAAGTCTGAAAAGCGTACTCTTACTTCTTCCGACAACACTGTTCCAAAGAGCTTCTACGACCAGGTATTCCAGATCGCTAGACTTGCTGGTCCAATGCTTGAGCTTGGTGAAGTTATCAACACTTCAACTGGTGAGAACCTAACCATCCCAACCCTTACTGCTCGCTCAACTGCGACCATCAAGGGACAGGGTGTTCAGATTTCTGACTCAGACCCAACATTCAGCTCAATCACCTTGGGTGCTTTCAAGTACTCATTCCTAGTTCCTGTTGCTAACGAACTACTAAACGATGCAGGTTTCGACCTATCAGCGCTTATCGCTGAGCAGGCTGGTAACTCAATCGGTTTCGCAGTAAACACTGGTCTAACCACTGGAACTGGAACCGTTGAGCCTACTGGTGTTATGACCGCTGCTTCTTCTGCTGTAACTGGCGGAACTGGAGTATCTGGTGCGCCAACATACGAGAACATCGTGGACTTGGTTTACGCACTAGACGGACAGGCACGCTTGCTTCCTGGTGTTGGATTCATCACCGCAAAGTCTGGTCTTGCTGCACTTCGCAAGATCAAGGATGGCGATGGTCGCTACATCTGGACTGAAGGCGGAAACGCTGCTCAGAACCAGCCAGCTACCCTACTTGGCTACCCAGTCTACGAGAACCCAGCAGTTGCAGCCGTTGGCACAGCCGCTTTCTCTCTAGGATTTGGACACATGCCTAGCTACAAGGTTCGCACCGCAGGTGGAATCCAGATTGCACAGTCTGGTGACTTCGCGTTCGACAAAGATGTTTCGACATTCAGAATTACGATGCGCGTTGATGGAAATTTGACGCACTCCAGCCATGTCGTAAAGTACAAGGGCGGCGCAAGCTAAACCTTAGCTAAAAAGCTGAAAGACCCCTAGCGTGTAGGTTCGCTGGGGGTCTTTCTTTTGCTATGCTGGGGACAAAGAAAGGCAACCTACATGTCTAAAATAAAAGGGACTGTTTCCGTATTCTCAAATTCACCTGGACAACCTACAGGCTACGGCATTGCTACTGAAGCACTTATACAAAGACTAAAAAGAGACGGCGCAGATGTAGCTGCTATTTCCAACTATGGCAATGAAGGCATCAAGACTGAATTTGCCACAGAATACGGCGATGTGCCTGTCTATCCGCGTGGAACTGATGTTTATTCAAATGACTCCGCTATCTTGGGCCACAAGCACTGGCGAGCGCTAAACAAAAAACAACCCGACTTGCTAATTACTCTTTACGATGTGTGGGTGTTTCAGGGCAAGGCTTGGGATGGCCTGAATGTAGCTTCGTGGACACCGATTGACCACAGCCCAGTTCCACCAGGCGTAGCCAAGTGGAGTGCAAAAGAAAATGTCACGCCTCTTGCTATGTCAAAATTTGGTCAGAAAGAGCTGCAAGCTAAAGGCATAGATTCCATCTACATTCCGCACTCTATAGATACCAAGGTTTTCAATCGCAGAGAAAAGATTGCAGGTCAGTCAATCGAAGATTACATGGGCTTTGGCAAGGACCGCTTTGTAGTCGGCATGAACGCGGCTAATAAGTCTGGCGGCATTATTCATCGCAAAGCCTTTGGCGAAAACCTTATGGCGTTCTCTATCTTTGTCAAAAAGCACCCAGACGCAATGCTTTACATTCACACAGACCCAGTTAGCGGTCACGGTTGGAACCTAATGTCGCTTGGCGAGATTCTAGGTATTCCAAAGGACAACATGGCTTTTGTAGATCCTGTCAGCTACCGATTTGGTATCAGCCAAGAAGACCTAGCTGGAATCTATAGTTCTTGGGATGTAATGCTTGCCACAAGCTACGGAGAAGGCTTCGGTATTCCAACAGTTGAGGCTCAAGCCTGTGGCGTTCCAGTAATTGTTTCTGACTTTGCTGCTTCGGCTGAGCTAGTAGGCGAAGGATGGACTGTTGGCGGTCAGCCTTTGTATGACAACTCTCAAGGCTCATTTTTTACCATACCTTCGGTTCCACTAATTGTGCAGGCATTAGAAGAAGCTTACGAAAGAGGAAAAGGCAAATCCGATAAAGCTATTGAGTTTGCTAAGCAGTACGACCACGATGTCGTGTGGGATA